AAGCTAAGAAGGATGGTAAAAAGACCTTTAAGTTCGAGGGGCGTTCCTACAAGGTTGAAACAAAATAGAGGAATAACATGGCAGACAGTTTAAATACTTATAACGAAGAACAGACTAATGCAGAACCTGCTGACCACACCCTAGCCATGCTAGAGAAGGCTGAGCAGTTAGAGAAGAATAACAACCCAGATCGTCCTGACTGGCTACCCGCAAAGTTTAAATCCGTAGAGGATATGGCTCAAGCATATAATGCACTGGAGTCTAAGTTAGGACAACCCAATGACAGTGACGACTATGACGATGCTGAAATAGAAGATGTAGACCCTAATGAGGTACAGGAGCTTCCTGATAATGAGGAAGTCTCTGAAGTACTAGGGGCTGCTGGGTTGGACTTTGATGTATTAGCATCAGAATATAATGAGCTAGGTGAACTAACACCTGACGCTTATGAGGCTTTGGAGGAGGCTGGTTTCCCTCGTACCCTAGTGGATAGTTACATCCAAGGGCAGGAGGCACTAGCTTCATCCATGAATAATGAGATGTTTGAATTAGCTGGGGGTGAAGAGGGTTATCAAGAGATGATGTCTTGGGCATCCGAAAACCTCCAGCCTAGTGAAGTCAATACCTTTAATAGAACTATTGACTCAGGAGACCCATCCTCTGTACGCTTTGCTGTTCAGGGGCTGGTTGCTCGTTATCGTTCCGAAGTAGGTACTGAGCCTAGGCTTATCCAAGGCAACAATGCACCTGTATCGGGTGGGAAATTTGAGAGTGCTGCTGAACTGACTGCGGCTATGCGTGACCCCAGATACGACAAAGACCCTGCCTACCGACAGCAAGTAGCTGCTAAGCTATCTCGCAGTTCGGTATTTTAAACTGTCTCTATGGGGGTTGGAGGATTATGTCCTCCTTCCTTCTAGTTACATTTAGGTGTACCTAGAAGGGATCACATCCCTAACACGAAGCTAACATAACAAACGATTACCCCTGACCCCTTGCGAGGGACAATCTTGGAGAAAGGATGTAGTGTAATGCAGAGTGTACTTTAACTCAACATTATACTCACTAAGGAGTAATTACAAATGGCACAAGCTGCTTCAAATCCGGCCTATAGCGTAAGCTTCCAAGGCCAAAATAACCTTACAGGTGACGTACGTGACCTGTTTCTAAAGCTGTATGCAGGAGAAGTCCTGACAGCTTTTGAAGAAAAGAATATCATGATGCCTTTGGTGCGTACTCGCTCCATCTCAAAAGGCAAGTCTGCTTCATTCCCAATGACAGGCCGTGCAACTGCTGAATACCTGACCCCTGGCAACGAAATCACAGGTGGGGCTATTCGTGCGGGTGAGCGTATCGTCACAATTGACGACTTGCTTATCTCAAGCCAGTTCATTGCCTCTATTGATGAAGCCATCAACCACTACGATGTACGTAGCATCTACTCTAAAGAAGCTGGTATTGCACTTGCTAAAGAAGCTGACAAGAACATTCTCCGTCAGGCTCTGAAAGCTGCGCTTGCTACCAATGCTACTCGTGGTGCTGCTCTGATCCAGAACTACTCAGCATTTGCTGAAGAGGATTTCACAGCTAACGTCAACATTGGTACAGCTACTGCTGACTCTCTTGACCCAGCAAAGTTGGCTAAGGCTATCTTTGATGCGAAGAAAGAGTTTGATGTCAAGTCTGTAACATCTGATGGAGCTTTCGTAGTTCTTCCACCAGCACAGTACTATGCACTGATGGATGTAACTGATGGCTCAAAGCTGACATACATGAACCGTGATTTCGGTGGCAATGGTTCAATCGCTTCTGCGACTGTACCAATGATTGCTGGTATGCCTGTGTATATGTCTAACCACCTTGTGACCGCAGACCTCATTGAGACTGCTGGTGCTAACAAGGGTCAGTCAAAGGGTCAACGCCCACTGGCTAACACTGCTGGTTCAGGCCGTACAACTGCATACGACATCACCAACGTAACTACAGATGGTGTTAACCTTGTTGACATTGCTGCTAAGACACGTGGTCTGGTCATGACACAAGATGCAGTTGCTACTGTTAAGTTGATGGACTTGGGCGTAGAGTCTGAGTATCAAATTAACCGTCAAGGCACACTGATGGTGGCAAAATACGCAATGGGGCATAACGTCCTGCGTCCTGCTGCTGCTATCGCACTGCTTGAAGTGTAATTAAGAGAAGGGGGTGGCTTAACAGCTACTCCCTTTTTTCTTTGGAGATATAAATGTCAGAGTTTGATAAAAATAAATACACTAAGAAGAAGAAGAAAATGCCTCTGCCTAAGAGCAAGCCACAAACATCTACCAATAAACAGACAGGTGCTACTCGTGGTGCTGTTGATATGAAATCAGCTTATATGCAGGAAGCTATGCAGAAGGCTAAAGAAGAGCAACAACGCCGCGCACAGGCAGCAGAAATGCGCCGTAGAAAGCTTGCAGCTATGAAAACACGTTCAGACAAGGGTGGTCTTGGTACTTCTCCTGCACAGCAAAAACAAGAAAAATCATCTCTTCAAGAACGTCTTAAGAAATATAAGAAGAATAACTAATGGCTATAACGTACCGTGGAGAAACTTTTGCAGGGTACAATAAACCTAAGCGTACACCTAAACACCCTACAAAGTCCCATGCGGTACTAGCTAAAGAAGGCAAGACCATTAAGCTCATCCGCTTTGGGCAGCAGGGTGTCAAGGGTGCAGGTAAAAACCCTACATCAGCAAAAGATAAAGCGCGTAAAAAGTCTTACTATGCAAGACATAACGCACAGGGAAAGCCAACATCAAAGCTTTCTGCTAAGTATTGGTCACACAAAGTTAAGTGGTGATCTACAAGAATTTTAAACGGAGACCGTTATGGCACCAACAACCAAGCTAGAAGCAATCAATACAATGCTCTCAGCTATTGGCGAAGCCCCAGTTACACAGTTAAACTCTGGCTTGGTTGAAGCTGATATTGCCGAAACTATCCTTGAGTCTGTAAACCGTGAGGTGCAGGGACAGGGGTTTCATTTTAACAGAGAGTTGAATGTAACATTTAACCCTGACTCTAATAATAATATTGTTCTACCTGCTGATATACTACGTGCAGATACCACACAGAACACATCTAACCCAGACCTAATTCAACGTGGTCTTAAGATGTACAACAGGGTAACTAGTACGTACAATATTACACAGGCAGTAACCCTAGACTTAGTTGTATTGCTAAATTTTGAGGATATTCCAGAAGTAGCTAAACGGTATATTACCATCAGGGCTGCTAGAATATTTCTAGATCGTGTCGTAGGTTCAGCCACACTACATGGCTTTAACCAAGAAGATGAAACTCGTGCCTTACTAGAACTCCGTGATATGGAGGCAGAAGGTCAGGACTTTAGTATCTTTAATAACTACGACACCTATAGCATTATTGACAGAGTTGCATCACAGAGGATTAGAACCTAATGGCACTCGTTAGCACATCCATTCCAAACCTAATCAACGGCGTATCTCAACAGCCGCCTTCAGTCCGTTTGGTGACACAATCCGAAGCCCAAGAGAATGGACTGTCTAGCGTTTCCGAAGGTCTGAAGAAAAGACCACCAACAGAACATAAAGATTTTTTCATAACAGGGTTGTCTGCACAAAAAGAAGTAGACATGGCTAACGCCTTCTTTCACCCTATACGAAATTCAGATAACAGCCTTCACTTTTTAATGATCGAAAAAGACGGAACCATGACTATCACAGATAGTACAGGAACTGTTAAGAGTATCACTAACAATGGGGCTAGTTATTTATCAGGGTTAACAAACCCCAGACAGCAGCTTACAGCTACCACAGTGGCTGACTATACCTTCCTAGTTAATAAGACCAAGGTGGTTGCTAAGACAAACACCAAGTCAACCTCACGTACTCCAGAGGCTCTCCTGTACGTAGCCAAGGCTGACTATAGTGTTACCTACACCTTTAAGATTACCAAGGGTGGTACGGTGTACACTCGTGAAATTACAACGATGGCTTCTACACAGGATACTACTCCTAATGCAGCACTAGCAGAGAAGTCTATCCAGACAGACAGGATTGCAACCAACCTAAGATTTGACCAGACAGTAAACTCTACTTACTATGGCTCTGGTACTGGTTCTCCTATCTCTATCTCCGGCATCAGCTTTGTACAGTATGGTAACGTAATCCATATTATTGGTGCTACTGCTAGTGACCAGTTTGATATTGAAGTCACTGACAGTAGGGGTGGTGAACACCTAAGAGCCTTCAAGGGTGAGACCCCAGACTTTAAGAAGCTACCTACAGAAGCCCCTGTTGGTTTTGTTATCCTAGTTTCAGGTGATAACCAGAAGGGTCAGGATGACTACTATGTCAGGTATCAGAAGAATGTCACGAATGGCTTAGGTGTCTGGAAAGAAACTGTAGAGCCTAACATTGATATTGAACTAGATGCAGCAACTATGCCGCATACTCTAATATATGATGGTACATCCTACACGTTTGATGAAGCGGACTATGCTGACAGAGAAGTAGGTAATGACTTAACTAACCCATTCCCATCCTTTCTAGATAATACTATTAACGATGTATTCTTTCACAGAAACAGGTTGGGGTTACTAGCAGATGAGAATGTTATCTTCAGTGAGGCTGGAGAATACTTTAATTTCTTTTCTAAGACAGTCCTAACGCTTGTAGATAGCGCACCTATTGATGTCGCAGTCTCTAACAACCAAGTGTCTATCCTAAGACACGCTGTACCATTTAACGAAACCCTCCTCCTATTCTCAGACTACTCTCAGTTTAAACTATCTGCTGTGCAGGTACTTACACCAGAGACTGTATCCATTGATGTGACTACACGCTTTGAGGCCAGCCTAGAGGCTAAACCTGTTGGTGCTGGTAAGTATGTATACTTTCCCACAACCAAAGGCTCCTTTGCTGGTATCCGTGAGTACTTTGTAGATGCAGAGACTGAGACTAATGATGCTAATGAAATCACTGCACACGTTCCAGAGTACCTACAGGGTACTGCTATTGGAATGGCAGCAGCATCTAACGAGGATATGCTACTAGTACTAACAGACGAAGACCGCACAGTTATCTACCCTTATAAGTACTTTTGGTCAGGCAGAGAGAAGCTTCAATCTGCATGGTCTAAGTGGAAATTTAGTGGTAACGTACTGGGTGTAGAGTTTGATAAGTCAGATATTTTTATGGTTATTCAGTATGGTTCTAAAGTTGCCCTAGAGAGAATAAACCTATCTCTAGATGATGCTTTGGATGATGCTGCTTTCCCTATTCTACTAGACAGGCGGGTGCGTCTAACAGGTACTGACACAGTTCCTTATACTGACCCCACTCTCCAGTATGTCACAGATGCAGGTTCTATTGTAACGGCTGCTGCTGCCCTGACTTATCAGGGTACTGGTGGTGTAGTATATGCAGGAGTTCCCTATACTTTTCTTTATGAGTTTTCAGAACAGCTAATGAAAAGTGACAACACCTCAATTACAACAGGGCGATTACAGATTAAATCTATGGCTGTCGTTTATTCAGATACAGGTTACTTTGAGGTAACAGTAATCCCTCATAAGACACTACCTGTAGCCGTACGCAAGTCATAC